TTTCCCCAGCGGCCCCGCCGTAACAGCGGTCCCGGCCTTGCCTAATATGTTGGTGATTGTCCCGGCAACGCCCGTGAATGCCCGCGTCGCAACGCCGCCCATCCCCGAAAACAGCTTCGAGAATACGCCGCCCGCCGCGCCGCCGATTTTGGAGAACGCGCCGCCGATTTTTGTTCCGCTGAACATTTGCCCGAACGCACGGCCTACACCGCCCGCCGCGGACCCAATGCCGCTGAAATACCCGGTCACGCTCTTTGCAACGCCCTTGACCTTTCCTGCGAACCCGACGGCTTCCACGCCCGCAAGCGCTGTCTTTCCCTTGAAAAGCGCCATGACCTTTTGAATAGTCAGCACGCCGCCTTTCAGTTCAAGAAAGCCCAGCTTTGCGGTCAGGGCCGCGGCCTTGAATGCCAACAGGCCCGCCGTCACCTTTACGATGGTCCGCACAAGTTCCGGGTTTGCGTTGATAAATTCCGTCAAGTTTGAAACAAACTTTGTAAGTTGTTGTGTTCCAGCGCGAAACGTCGGGAGTAGTGCGTCACCGATAGCCGTTTGCAATCCGTCTGTCGCAGACTTTAATAGTGTTACGTCGCCCTCCAAATTATCCAGCTTGATTGCCGCCATACGCTTCGCCGCGCCTGCGGCGTTGTTGACCGCATCGGACACTTTTTTGAAATCAGCGTCGCTTGCGTTTACGATAGCAAGCATACCCGCGAAAGATTCTTTGCCGAAAATGGCGGTAGCCGCCGCGGTCTTTTCAGTTTTGGAAAGCCCGCCCAAACTGGACCGCAGATTGTCGATGACCTCGCGGAACGTCTTCATGCTTCCGTCCGCATTCGTCAGGCTGATTCCGTACTTGTCCATGTAGGCTTGCATTTGCTTTGTTGGCTTCGCCATATTCGCAAGGGCCGTCTTTAGGCTTGTGCCTGCGGTTTCTGCTTTAACAGACGCATTCGCCATCAAACCGATACCAAGCGACATATCTTCCACAGAGTAGCCCAACGTGCCCGCCACGGGCGCTACTTTCTGGAACGTCGCGCCCATCATGGAAACGTTGGTGTTCGCGTTGGAGGATGCCTGCGCGAGTACGTCCGCAAAGCGCCCGGACTGGTCCGCCGTCATGTTGAACGCTGTCAGCGCGTCCGTTACAATGTCGGAAACCTGCCCCAAGTCTTCGCCGGACGCGGCGGCAAGGTTCATAATGCCGGGCAAGCCGCCCAACATTTGGTCGGTCTTCCAACCTGCCATAGCCATATATTCAAGGGCTTTTCCGGCTTCAACGGCGGTGAACTGCGTTGTCGCGCCCATGTGTTTAGCCATATCGGTTAGGCGTGTCATGTCCTCCGTTGTTGCGTTTGAAATTGCTTTCACGGTGGACATTTGTGCTTCAAGTTCGCGCGACTTTTTAACAGGTCCGGCGTAAATTGCCGCACCCAACGCCGCCGCGGTTCCTATCACCCCGGCAAGCTGTGTTTTGGTGTTGCTGATAGAAGTATTGTTCTGCTCTAACGCGGTATTGACCTTTGCGATTTCCTCTTGACTTTTCTTTACCTTGTCATAGGTTTTTGCAAGCCGTTCATTCTCCGCGCTCAAATTCGCCGTGTTCACGCCCACGTCGGACAGTTCAGAACCGAGCGTCTGCAACCGCTGTTCCTGCGCTTCGATTTTCGCAGTTGTCGCGGCGATCTGCTTTTCATTCTTCGCCATCTTCTGCCGCAGTTCCTCCGACGGGGCGGCGGTTTCGCTCATTTCCCGTTGGAGTTTGTCATGCTCTGCGGTCAGGCGTTCCAGCTTTTGACGGTTCGATTCAAGGGCGGCTTCCTGTTTTTTGTAAGCGTCGATTTTCCCGGTGATGGAATTTAGCTTTGTTAGGCTGTTCTGCATCTGCTTTGTGGTGTTCAACGCGCTTTGAAAGACCGTGTTGAAGTTGCCGCCCAAAGCCGCTTGCAGTTTGAAAAGCAGTTCATATTCTTTTCGTCCAGCCATGCCGCATTACCTCCCTCCCTTGACTTTTCGCATTTTTTATACTTTAATTGATGGTGTGTTAAAGATAAGAATTTCTCTGAACATTAACACAAAAATGAATGGAGGTTATGTAATGTTCAACGATGTTTCTTACTGGAAAGAAGAGGTTCCGGGGACTGGAATATGTAAGCCCGCCAACACCTTTTCGTCCATGTTCAACGCCAATTCCAGCGACGGACAACTTGAAATCGAAATCGCCGCACTTGCAAACGCTTTTAGCGAAACCGTTTTGTCCGAATCGGACGTGTTCTTGACGTTGGGTGACTTCTTTTGGAGTATTGGCTCCGGGCGCTGTGCTTTTGCCGCATATAAGCGTGCAAAGAAACTTGCCCCGTTGCCCGATGGTGTCGCCGCAAGATTGCAGGCACTTCAAAAAAGCCCGCTCCGCAACAAAATGTTTGTTATTACGGGCGACTTGTCCCGAATGGAACGGGCGGAAGCACTTTTCGAGATTCGCAAGCGTGGCGGTCTAACGTCGGACAGTCCCGTAAACACGATGAATTATCTTGTTTTGGGAAGTCAGGAATGGTCCGAAATGAACGGCGGTATTGCTTCCCGTAAGGTACAGAAAGCCGCAGAATTGCAGAAAAAGGGCAAGCCTGTTCAAATTATTTCGGAAGAAGAATTCTATTCGATGCTTGATGCCACTGTATAAAAC